AGATACAAAGTGATACTCGATGAGGATCTCCCTCTTAAGAATAAGATGGACCTCATCTCTTTTTTCCTCTCCAAAGTAGAAGAGGAATGTTCAAACATACATTTAAATTAAACTCATGGCTGCAATCTCATTACAAAGAGACACTACAACCAACTGGGAGAAGTTTTGTGACTGGGTTACCAGTACAGACAACCGCTTATACGTAGGCTGGTTTGGAGTACTTATGATTCCTTGCTTACTAACTGCTGCCGCATGCTTTATAGTCGCCTTCATCGCTGCTCCACCTGTGGACATCGACGGCATACGTGAACCAGTATCAGGTTCTTTATTGTACGGAAACAATATTATTTCAGGAGCTGTCGTCCCTAGCTCTAA